TCTTTTGCTTTAGATAGATTTAGATGCTTTCCAAGAATTGTACCAGCGTTTCCACTAATAGTTCCTGTGTCATCAATTACAACAACATGAACTTCGTCATGTCTTGCACTTCTTGCAGCACCAAAAGATGAAGTTCCTGGACGATCTGCAAGTTGATTCCAGTTAATTGTGGAATTAGCTAATGAAATCTTTTGTTGATCGAACCAATCCTGTACTGCGGTAACAGTTGTTGTACCTGCACCTGCACCAGTACCACCTACAAAATGTCCAATTTCTGATTCATCGAATTGATAGATACCAGATGGTTGATAATCAACCTTTGTTTCTGTTCCTCCTGCAGATACATGAGAAACAAATTTAACTCCAATACTTGTTGTAGTTGCTTCTGTTACAATTCCCTTAAAGTATCCATCTAACATTGATGTTGAACCAGCACCAGGATTAACTGTTCCAGCAGGAACTGCTTGAGTTACACCAGCACCAACTACAAATGCAGAAGTTAATGGAGCACCAGCAGTATTTGTTATACTTAATGTCTGATCTACTTTACCGTCAATAACAGCAACCTTAAGACCATTTGCCCATGATCCAGGGTTACGTGCGGTAACTACTATACCAGGAATTATCGCTTCATCATAACCTTTATTATTATAATCATCTACACTTTCTATTTTTGGTGTCGAACCTGCTCCAACATAAGCATTCTTCATGTCAGCGTCTGTTGCTCTGACAACGTTTAATGCACCACCGTAAGCAAGGTATGATGCTGCAACCATCCAGTGCTCGTAGTGCTTATCCGTAGGATATGGTTCTCCGAAATTGTCAAGTAAGTCTTGTTCTGATTCAACCAGAACAGGTACATTTACAGGTCCCTTGGCAAAAGGTGCGACAATAGCACCAGTCTTATCTGTGGCAGAGTCAACTCTACCAATAGTTAAGTCAACCTCTTTTACTACAATTCCAGGAGATGCTAAATTTAGTGGCATCTTTTTACTCTCCGAGTCTCAGGATATTACTGAAATTATTTATTGAAACGCATATTTTCATTGGGGAAATGGTGCATGAACATCACCAATCAGGATATCCCCAATCACAAAAAGGTCTTTCTTTTCTATTTTTAACTATTCTTTGTATCGTACAAACTTTACATTCATATGAATATGAAGAAGGTAAAGTTCCTCTATTTTTACGTGTCAAATAAAACCCATCTATTAAATTTTTCATTTGACCACAAACTCTACATTTTCTATCTTGTAATAGTAAATGACCTAAATCTAATTGATCGTCTAGATCCATTACATATAATCCCACATATATGATCTATCCCCATATTCGTCTAAATGCCAACGATCACCATCAGCATCAACAAAAGTATCTTCTTCTAATCCAGTCTGAATAAAACCAAATGGTGCCATATCTTGTTCAATTTGATTTTTTTGTTCTTCATATATTCTTTTACGTACATCATTATCAGTCATTTCACGGAAATAATCCTGTGCAACTAACCATGCAAATATAACCAAACACATCGCTAAATCATCATTACAACCTTCTTCTGCCTCAAATGAATTAGCTTTTTGTGAAAATGTAGTTAATTCTGAAATAATATCATAATCTTGTGTAACTATTTTATCATCTTCTACTAATGTCTTTAAGTTGCTACAACCCAATTTTTTAACTGCTGCTGTAGTTCTAACACCAAGTTGAGATTTTTTACCACTAAATCCAGATCCAACTATCTGTCCATTACGTCCTCTCATAGAACACATAAGAACATTTTCATATTCAAGATCGTACTGAAGTATACTTGCAACTTGATCTCCTATATCATTAACTTCAATTAATAGATATGCTTCATTATACCCCTTAGCAACATCATGTATAATGTTAGGGAATAACATAGGTTTAATTTCATTATTTCTATATTTTGCTACTGTTCTATATGGAAACTCTGTAATATCAAAAACTATAAATGCAGAGTAATCATTACCTAATCCTCTAGCAACATCAACCGTAATTATATAATTATGATCTGGTTTTGGTTGTTCGTAAATATCTAATCCAGCACTTCTTGTAATAGGTTCTTCATAAACTAAAGTCTTTAATTTAGTAGCACTAATAAGAGTATTAACAGATCCTAAGAATTCACACTCAAACTCAACCTTAAATTGTTGTTCTGATGTGTTTGCAATAGTCTGTTCTTTCCAAACAGAATCTCTACCTGGTACTTCACTCCAATGAACATCAGTTGGTACATATTCATTTTTATTACGTTCACTATCATGCCACATACGATAAAAATGATTCATACCTCTTGGGGTAGAAACAATAATTACTTTAGTACTTTGTCCAGACGAGATAGTAGGATAAACAGAGGCAAAGAAGTCATCAGCAATGTGATTCGGGATGAAAGCGAACTCGTCAAGAAAGATGACATTATAGGATCCACCTCGGACAGCAGATGAAGAAGTAGAGTTTGACGAAATTTTTGATCCATTTTCTAATTCCAGTGAGCCTTTATTCCAACTAATTATACCCTGTTGCATCCAGTTAGGTAAATTTTCATAAGCAAGTTGAAGTCTACCAAGTAGATCTCTTGCAGTAGATGCTTTGTTAGCAAGTATTGCTATATTTACATTATCATTAAAAACTGCATAGTGCAACAGATAAGATACACAAGTAGTTGACTTACCAGTCTGTCTAGGCATCTTACAGATATTAAATCTGTTTTCATGGAAATTCTTAATTAATTTTTCCTGAAAAGGATATAGATTAAAAGGGACTAAACCCTCATCAAGAGAAACAATTTGAATATAATTTTTGGCAAAATATACAGGATCCTGTTTACATTTTACAAATTCAACAATTTGTTCTTCTGTAAACTCATGAGGTGTATTTGCTTTTTTTAAATTGGGATTACCAAGATAAACTGCATCAGACATAATAAATTATTTTTTTGTATCGTTATCTAAAAACCCTTTCTTTAACATTTTAGATAGTTCTGATGTAGAACCAACAAACAAGGCATTATTAGTAACTTGACTAGGTGCTTTTGCTTTTTCCTCGTCAACCTCTTTAACTTTCTTCTGAAGATCTATTAGTTTATCAGTTGTATCAGAGACACTCTTAATTAACTGACCAGCAACTTCATATGCTCTTGGACTAGCACTTTCTTGAGCAAGTTCCATAATACCATCAAGTGCTTCTTGTCCTTTCTCAATTATGCTATACAAATTACCTCTTGTATACTCATAATCTTTTTTAATATCATCAGTAACATTTTTAATCTGATCTTTTCTCTTAGCACAACCACCTTCTGGAGTTGTACTCACATCAATAGCATTAGTTGTATTCAATGCCTTGTCGATAGAATCATAATTATCCATAACTTTCATTATACGTCAGATTGTTGAGTTGGACTATAAGTTCTACCATCAGTATAGAACGCAGTAGTTTCATTGAATCCAAAGTTATCATCCATATCAACTAATAAATCATCTGCTGCAGTTAATACATCAATAGATGTATTTTCTAAATGTGTTGCTTTATCAGTACCATCATAACCTCTAGCAACAACAAGTGTCAAGTTATCAGGTTTTTCTTTGACTAACATAATCTCATTATCAATAATAATTCTATTATTAACTGCAAAGTTAGTAGAATCATTTACAGCAAATCTAGTCTTAGTCTTAGTTAATGCTTCACGTAAGGTAGCAGTATTATCATCATTATAATCCTGTTTTGCTTCAGGTGTAGCAGTGTATCTGACTTCTCTTTTTGCTGTAAGTGCTGTATCTGCAGCATAATCGACTTGAACCTTCTTAATAAGTCCTTCAGGTGTATCCTCAACTGGACCGAATAGATGAGTCTTAGCACTAAAATTAAGTGTGTATATTAATGCTCTTCTAGTTGAAAAGTCTCCTTCATAATCATCTTGGAATGAAATATTATCCAAAACAATTGGTACATCTCTCTTTTCATTAATTGCATCAATTAAATCAATAGTTATATTGAATGATGGTTGAAAATATGGAAGTATCTGTTCTACAATCTGTAATGCGTCATCATTTAATTTAGTTAAAATATTTAATTCAAATCCTATATTATATGGAACAGGCATATAAACCCTTCTTATTTTTTTATTATCATCAAGTGCTTTGAATACTTGAGTTATACCAGACTTTCTTGTTGCATCATATGTAATATTAGTCATCTCAAAAGACATTCTTGGTAATGTAATTTGAACTGCTCTATTCAAATCTGGATTTTGCTCCAGTCTTGCTAAGAATTTCTGCATTGGACCATAAGCCAATGGAACTCTTATTTCACCACCAGGAACACTAGTAGAAGATTTGTGTCGTATGCGAATATCATTAAATATCGTACCAAAAGCAATAACTGTCTTTCTTAATATTTGATGATAATAATAAGTACCTAACATTAATATACACCGAATGGATTGGATTCTGTAAAGTCTAATAAATCATCTGCTGCATCTTCAAATTCATCATTAGAATCGAACTCATCATATATATCTCTATTGTCCCATTCATCAACAACATACTGAGCAAATTCTCCAGTAATTGTTGATGATGTACCAATAACAGTTTCACCTGGAATGAATCCAGAAACTGTAGTTCCTATACCTACTTGAGATATCTTAAGAGTTCCAGTATCTTCATCCCAATCTTTAACTCTTGCGTCAGTTCCTGAAGATTCTCCATGAACAACCTCATTAAAGTAGAATGTACCAACTCCAGAAAGTGCAGGTGCAGCAATAACAACATTAGGAACAGATGTATATCCTTGACCTGGATCTGTAATTCTTAAAGATGTAAGTACATTATCAGCATTAACAACTGCTTCAGCAGTAGCAGTAGTTCCAGCACCGCCTGGTCCTGCAATAGTTACTATAGGAGGAGTTGGATAACCAGCACCCTGATTAGTAAGAGTAATACTCTTAACACCTCTCAGAGATGTTTCTATTGTTGCATCTGCAGTTGCTCCAGATCCATTACCACCAACAATTGTAACTGTAGGTGGTGAAGTATATCCAGATCCAGCATCAGTTAATACAATTCTTTCAATAGAATGGACACCTTGCCTGACAGTAGTAATTGCAACGGCACTAGCGTCTTGTCCTGCTGCGTTACCTGTAGTAGAAATAGCAACTGTTGGAGTTGCTGTATAACCACTACCATCCTGAAGTAATCTAAGTTCTCTTATATAACCAGATGGTTGAGTTAACACTGCAGTTGCAGCAGCAGTAGTTCCTGCTCCAGTTACCTTAAGTGTTGTAATAAATCCTTCATCTTCGACAATTTCATCAATCTCCTCAATAGAAGTATCAATAACCTCATTCTCATATTCAAAGAGTTCACATTTTAATTGATAAACATAAGTATTACCTAACTGATAGAAAGGATCTTCATGCTCAACAAATTTAATTTCAAATAATCTACCACCTAATGGGAAAAATATTAAATCTCCTTCTTTTGGTCTACTATCTACTATAACTTCTTCATCTGGAAGAGCAACCAAAAACGCACCAATAAAATCTTCAAATCTTTCTTTAGATATTGTTACACTTAATTCATCTCTAACTATACTCATACCAAATTTGGTCATAATATCAGCCTGACCACCATATCCTTCATAGTTATTAACATAGACTTCTAACTGAAAATTATCATCAAATTTAGAAGTTTGAACTTCTTCAATAACAGTTTGTCTATTAACAAATTTTCTTGGTATATAAGTTACCTCAACACCAAAAGTCCTCAACTGTTCGTTGATTAAATCCTGAACAAGTCTTTGTTCACTATCTGCACCTTGTAAAAAATAAGAATTTAAAGCCATGTTATCCTATAAAGTCCAGTGGTGGTAACTCATACTCAAGTTTGATCCTTTCTCTAAGAGCTTCTAATGATCTTTCTGCATCATCATATATTTCACGACCATTCATTTCAATTCCACCAGGAAGTTTAACTCCCCTAAATTTAATCATATTTTGTCCCCATTGACGTTTAATCAATAAGGTAACATACTCCTTCAAGAATATATCATTATAAATCTGATTAAAGTCTTCAGGATCTAATGCTCTAAAACAATCAAGAACTAAGAAATTATCTACAGTTTGAGCACCCCAATCCATATCCAAATATAATCTACCCTGTCTTTTATTAAATCTTACTTGCTTATCTGGTGTTAATAAGAAATCAATATCCTCCAAATAAGTCTTAGTCATTGCATACTGTAAAAGTTCAACTGAATTGAAGTAGTATAAGTCATTTAAAAATAACTGATACTTAATACTAAACATTCCAGAAGATATAGAACTGGAATCAAACTTAAATATTTTTTCTACACCAACTACAGAATCTGGAACTTGTAAGAAATTGGAAGTCTCATACCAATTACTAGTTGTAGCTCCATATCCAGTTATTGTACTAGATGTACCTACAGTAGTAACTATACCTGCAGTATTTGTACTACCACTATCATTTATTGCTCTACCTCTATCAATATCATCCTGACTTATTTGATATTTGAGATACATTCTCTCAACACCATCAAAATGCCTCTCATTAAACATCTGAATGCCGTCATCAACAGCATCTTCTATCTGTTCATCATCAACATTTATCTCCAGTACAGGAGCACCCAGCTTCCTTAAACAATATTCTATAAAGTCTTGTCTATTTGCTGGTTTCATCGTCTTCTAATTCTTCTAGTAAAGTGTCATGTTTTTCTTGCAATTCTTTTAGACTTGCGAGAAGGTCATTTTTCTCATCCAAGAAATCTTGGGTTAGAGTTTGTACTTTTGCCTCTAATAAGACATTCTGATTTGAGAGTTGTGCTAATTTAGCATTATAAATCTGAATCAAAACATTAATGTCAACGTCAGTTTGATTAGCCATAGTTAGTTAATTAAAAAGTTCCCCCGTCTAGGGTGTCAGTCCAAGTTGGTGTACCAGCAGCAGTTGTTGTTAAAACATGATTAGATGTACTAATACCAGAAGCAGGTGCTACTGTAGATTTTTGTAATCCAGTATTATCAAAGTATACGACTCCACTGGTAGAAAAATCACCAGATTGATAGTATATACCTTTAATATCTAGGTAACCTTTAGTACCAGTTATAGTACTATTGGTATCTGTTGCATCTGGAACAAATGTCCACTTACCAGTAGAATCATCATATCCAAAGAATCCAAGTTTAGTATTTGCTGTACCAATACCAGTATTGTAGTTGTATGAAATACCACGATCAGTATTGGTATCATAAGCATGAGTAACAGTTATTTGAACTGCAGTTGCAATACCAGCAGTAGTTGTACCATCAATATAAACGGTTTTAGAACCACTATTATAAGAATGAACCGTAGTTCTACCTGCTCCAGGTAATGAAGCATGTGTTAAAGTATCACCAGTATTAATACCAGTAAGACTATCAAGAACAATTGCAGAAACACCAGTACCAACTGTTGTTGTA